TTTTTTATCTTAAAACAGATACTGAATAAGTTTTTTAACCAGTTCTGCAACGACCTACTTCAAAAAGAATTTGAGTGCCTTTTGAGCAACGCTCTGTAGGCGGGAGCGTTGCTAAGCACTAATTTTAAACTTTTTCATATATATAAGTTTAAAGATTTTAGGCTGAATATTTAATGTCCCCATAGCCTTTTTTGGACGGGGCAAAGATAATGAAAAATATGATAATAGCATGGTTTTCTTGCGGTGCAACATCCGCAGTCGCTTGTAAGATAGCATTGAGCTTGTACGATGATGTGCAAGTTTACTACATCGAAACTGGCTCTGGGCATCCTGATAACGCCCGATTCCTTGCAGACTGCGAGAAGTGGTACGGGCAGCCTATTCACACTATCCGAAGCGACAAATACACTTGTGTTGCTGATGTGTTGCGAAAGGGATATATCAACGGTGCTCATGGTGCAGCCTGTACACTCCAATTAAAGAAAGAAGTTCGGTATAAGCTGGAACGAGAACTTAAACACTGGGACGGGCAAGTATGGGGCTTTGATTATGACCCGAAAGAAATAAACCGTGCCATCCGGTTAAAACAACAATACCCGGACACCAAGCCATTGTTTCCGCTCATAGAACGGCAGATAACGAAACCTGATGCAATGGGTATGCTTTGGAAAGCAGGTATTAAACAGCCATCATGTACTTAATGGGCTACAATAACAACAACTGTATCGGATGCGTGAAAGGCGGTATGGGCTACTGGAACAAGATACGAAAGGACTTCCCGGATGTATTCAACGAGGTAGCACAGATTGAACGTGATGTAGGTGCAACGTGCCTAAAGGATAAAGACGGGCGTATCTTCCTTGACGAACTGCCAACGTGGCGGGGCGATCCCGTGGAAGAGATTATACCAGACTGTTCGCTTATCTGTCAGATAGAGTTTCAAGAGATAATCGACAGACAGGTAGAGCGAGTTTTGAAAGGAGAAATAAGTATTAACGATGTAGCCTAAAAAGGCTCAATACAAAATAGTAATGAATATGAGAACAATAAAATTCAGAGGTAAAAACTTATATAATAACGAATGGATATTTGGTGACTTGATTCAGTACGAAAGTGGTGAAATGGCTATTTTCAGCAAGAAACTTTCCCAATATGGATGCGAAGCTACTGAAATGTTTAAAAGAAGTAAGGTAGAAACTACAACTGTGGGACAATTCACAGGCTTATTCGACAAAAACGGCAACGAAATCTATGAAGGGGATATTCTTCACACTGTTACATTTGGTTTTGAACCAGAAGAATATACAGCTATTATCCTATATGATAATTGTCGTTTTCAACTTTCTAATGGTCGAAATTTATTCTATTTCGGGCAATCTGATCTTACAAAAATGGATGATACTATCGTGATTGGTAATATCTATGATAATCCCGAATTGATAAATATGAAAAAAAGTAATTAACCCTTTAAAATGATATTACCAAAGCATTACAATTATCACAACCTGTCCGGCCCCGCACAGCGAGAAAGGACTACATTAATCACTTCCGTCAGGAGAAGCCATTAGAAGGAGTATTCTTCACCGACTTCATCCGGGATGTGTTAGAAAAGCGCAGCAGGCGCAAGTCTGAACACTATGCAGCCGTTTATGATGCGATAATAAAGCACATTGAAAACTTTTCATTGGAGTTTGATTGTGACATATTCACCAACTCGGTAACGGCTGAATTTCTTGATGATTTCATAGTCTATCTTGAAGATTGCGGGTTACGACATAATACCATTGTAGGATATATTCTAAAAATACAGACTCTTATTCGTAGAGCTTCGCAATACAATTATGCAGTAGATGTTACTTATGATGAAATTGATTTGAAATGTGAGCCTACGAATGCAGTATTTCTTTCAATGAATGAGATTACCCGTATCTACTACTACAAGTTTGTAGGGCAGGATAAGCGGAAAGCAAAAGAGAGAATTAGAGACATGTTTGTATTGGGATGCCTTACTGCTTTGCGTTATTCCGACTATTCAAGGTTGACAAGTCAAAACTTTATAAATAACTATATTATGATCCGAACAAAGAAAACCAATGTGGATGTCAAGGTCCCGGCACATGATTATATAAAAGAGATATTCGCAAAGTATGGTGGTCAGGTTCCTTCTGGTTTGTGCATCCAGTACTTCAACAAGTATTTGAAAGTGATAATGAAAGAAATCGGGCTTAACGATCCAATTACTTTTTCTTATACCAAAGGTGGAAAGCTGTTTACTGTTACTCGTGAAAAATGGGAGTTGATAAGTAGTCATACAGCGAGAAGAAGTGCGGCAACGAATATGTATCTCACCGGCCGGATGAAGACACTGGAGATAATGAAATTCACCGGGCATCGGACCGAACAGAATTTTTTCCGATACATACGGCTAACTGGTGATGATACAGCCCGATCTATTTCGGGAGATATGTTTTTTAGAAAATAATATTAAAAATGAATAAAGAAAAGTGTATTTTATGTGGAAAGGAAACGGTGTCGGTTATTAAAACCGATACCGGCTTTATGTGTTATAATTGTTATGCAGATCAGCGTAATCCTCCACGTTCAAAAGAAGTACATAATAACGAGGAAGCTCGCATACAAACAGAGTTCTTTAAACTTATTCCTCTATATTTTCCTAATATACCTGACAAACTTATATTTGCCGTTCCGAATGGTGGAAGTCGTCATGTACGGGAAGCTGCTAACCTGAAACGTCAAGGAGTAAAGCCAGGTGTTTCTGATGTGATCGTACTTATTCCCAAAAAGGGTTTTGCTTCTCTTTGTATAGAGTTTAAAACGAGGGTAGGGAAACAGTCAGAAGAACAGAAGGAGTTTCAAAAACAAGCGGAATCATGCCGTAATAAGTATGTGGTAGTTCGAAGTGCATCACAGGCAATCGAAGAATTACAAAAATACCTTTCTTAATAGAATTGAAATATGTAATACTGAAATTCCACAGATTGAAATAGCTTTTATATGATAGGGGAGAGGGCATCTGTTTTTTTATATCTTTGCTCTAAAATTACAAGTATGACATTTGAAGAAGCAATTGCTCTCATTGAGCGAATAAAAGACCAGGTTGTCGGGGCTCCAGTTAAAGGTAGGCTCATTGAATCTTTGTTCATCGGACCGACCAGTTGGGATGAAATGCATATCTTTATGAACATTTGTTTGCAGAAAGGGGAGGATGAAGCTATTAGTGAGTTTCTCGGGAAGAGTTTCTCTGTGTATGGCAGGTCAGTAACTTATATTAATCCTGATCTTCCGCGGTGGGATGTAACCGTGTTAGACGATTGGGAGAAGACTATTTATAATTGAAGAGGTAGTCGAATAAGCTACCTCACCTATATCTAAATATTTTTCCTTAAATCCTTCAAGAACGCTTTCAAATTACGAACGTCCTTTTTAATTAGCATCTCATTTACTGTATTACCATTATATGTATCATATATAGAAATACGTAATATTGGAACTTTTCTTATAACTGAATTCAAATCTTTTATGAAATCATAAAAAGCCCTTTGCCTCCATCTGGAACTGCCATTTTCTGATAGATCACCATAATCTCCACTAACAACAAAATGTTTATCAGAAGAGTTTGTCTTCCAATTATTTCCCCAGCTTGCAGCTCTTAAACATTGTTCTTCCTTTGTTAAACAATATTCTCTATAATTAGAAACTGAAAAAAAAGGGAAATCATTGTAGATAGAAGAAGCCAATGTCTCAAGTCGGTATCGATTGAAATGTCTTTCTTCGTCAAGCTCAATACAAAAGTCTTTCAATGAAATATCCCAGGAACCATAGTTTATGGGTATTTGTTCAGAAGTTCCTCCTAATGCTGAATAAACTCTTTCCACCTCATTTATTAGCCCAGAATATTCAATCTCAAAGATCGATAACTTTGGAGATTTTATCAATGAACCACTGTATATATCCTCTGTAATTGATTTTAATAAGGTTTGTCTTTCTCCCATATCTTGTTGTATTATAAATATATTGCATTAATTAATGCATCTCTGTTATTTTCATCCTGAATGCTCGAAGCTGGTCTACAGTCGGGTAAAACGTAGGATTCTCCCAGTTCCTGTTTTTATCACATATTCAAAGGATCACCATATCCTTTTTCAATATTTATATTTCTTAGTCTATCGTATAACTCAAATACTGTCCCTTGTGAAGCGGCCCATTCTGTTATAATGTTAATGAGATCACGAATATCAGCTATATATGACATTCTTCCGTCAGCCCCTCTGATTCCCCGCACATCTTTTCTATGTCCTCGAGTTAAAAAGGTGTTCTTTTCCTCATATATTAAATCACGAGCTTTCTTATTTTCAGCACCTTTAGGTAAATGTTTTCTCAACATACGATTTACAATTTTGTAATATGTTTCATACCTTTCTTCAGGATTATCTATTGGCTCAATGGATAAATCCTCTATTTCTTTCTTCAAAGCTAGCTCACCTGTATCGTCAAAAACAAAAGTTTGATTTCTTATTTCGTCAGCCTTAGCTAAAATTTCCATTTTCTCACGTTCCTTTTGTTCTTGAAGTTTTTTAATTTTTTCATCTTCAATTTTCTTTTTATTCTGCTCCATATCTTTAAATATTATAAATTAATTTCTTTATTTCCTTCACACTTTCTTCCAAACATTCTTTTTCAAAAGGATGAGTATTAAATAATTCCAGGCTATGCTCCATTGTGGGTATTTTCTTTGCTAAGGGACCAGCCCAAATCATGGTAAATCCATTTTGGTATGCTTCATACATATAAATGGCGTATATGATAGATGGATGAATAGACCATTCGTTAGCACATTTATCTACAGTGATAGGAGAATTTATATAACCTGAAACAAATTTTAGCCTCTCTTTATTTAATAGAAAATCACGGGCAAATTCATCTGGAGATATTTCATCTAATAAAAATAAATCCGATGAGCTTTCTTCTGAAACGTGATAACTCCTTTCTGAAATCTCATCAAAATCATATAACACATGATACAATTCATGTAAAAGCACAAACCACAATGTTGGGTACCTATTATTTAAATTTGATAGAACGATACATGGCTTTCCATTACAAGAAAATGTCGCTCCTTTTATTTGCAACTTTTGTATTGATGGTTGATAAATAACAGTTATTCCAATTTTAAACAATGCACGTGCCACGGCTAATAATCCACCTCTTACATCTCTTGTATATGGTTTTATTTTATATATTAAACTAATTAAATCTTCTCTATTATATTCATTTGGATTATTAATGAGTTTAAACTGAGTGTAAGCTGACTTAATCCAAAAAGCTCTTACTTGTTCATGAGAGTCTCTCTTCGGTCTACTAAAAGCAGGAAATATTGTGTCTTGTGTATAATCATAGATACTAGAGAAACCAAAAAATCTTTCAATTTTACTTCTTATATTTTGAGAATTATCTTCTTTAGAAATAATTCCAATCTTTGTAAGGGAGTCTATATCAAAATTGTTAAAAATATAACTTGCGTCTTTTGCTGTTTGAACTTCTAGTATCATTTCTTTCGGCATTTCAGGAGCATACAGTACCATTAATTCATTAATTTCCAAGCCTAAAAAATGAGATATTTTGATTATATTTACAATATCTATTCTCTTCGCTGTATTATCGAGTATTGAGTTTAATGTTTTTCGTTCAATGGAAATTAATGTTTCCACTTTCGACTGAGATACATTTAACTCCTTCAATTTTGCATTGAAAATATCACGTAAGGTTTTACCTTCTTCTGTACGAAGAGTGCTTCTTACTGCCGGATTAAGTATTTGTTCTATTCCCATATTATTAAAAATCGGTAATTATACCGCAAATATATAGCTAAAAAATGAGAATAAAAAGACAAATCGGTAAATTTACCGATTTGTTATAGTTAAAAAGGAATTTATTATAATGAGGAAATAGATTATAATTATACAAACTTGGAGCATTAATAATAAACATAAAAGCCCCGACTGCACTTAGTTGAGGCTCATTCTTTTTGGAGTAAATAACGTATTATCTCTCAGCTCCAAAATCTAGCAACTTCTCCCTGTAGAGAGATGGTACAACAATTTCAATATCATATTAGTAGGCCATTCTACTATAACTGTTCTACCTTATTATCAGTTATCTGTCTTGCATTTTCTACCAAAGAAATAATTTCGAAATGCAACTTCATTATTTCATTATATCGCTCTTTACCTTTGGGTATATCAATGTATTTAAGATTATTAATTATGGGATATATCGTTTCAATATAGTCATCAGTTTGTAAAAAATAAGATGTTTCTGAATATAATTGCTGATATCTCGTAAGCAAAATGTCTCCTGGTGTTGAATGTAGATTATCACATATAATTGAACTTACCCGTGCTGCAAATCCAAGCAATGTTCCTCTTTCTACTACTGATAAAATACCAAATGCATTTGCAACTCCAGCTTTTGCCACATGGAGATCACTAGCTACAGATTGTTTGTATACTTCAAGCTCTGTACGTTGTTTTTCTACTTGTTCCACCTGCTTTCTTACCTCTCGTAACTCTAGGAAACTAGCAATTTGGAAACCAACAACAATCGTTACACATACTCCGATTAGTGAGGCTATAATACCAATAAAAGCATCAGTTGTTATAGTACCATCATTTTTAATGTTCCCCCAAAATGTTAATGCAATACATGCTATACTTGTTGCAATAGAGATTGTTACGATTATTATATTTCTTTTATTCATATTCTTGTCGATACCTAATTTGATTACTTAAATGCAAATATAGTAAAATTTTGATTAATTCTATATTCAATATTATTCGCTTTTTTGCAATTCCCCAATCTGCAAGAAATATTCTATATATATTACTTACTTTTTATACAATAAAGCAAAAAAATATTATCAATAAGATAATAATAGTACAATACACTTTGTCCTTATGTATATCCCACCACGATAGTTCTACAACAGTTTCTTTCTGACTCATTAAAGCATTTACTTTGTTACTTATCGTATCCAATCGATTAGAAAATTGCTGTAAAGTAATAGATAATGTTTCATAAACTTCGGTCCGTTCTTGCTCCTGTTTGGAAGCGGTGGTAGTACTTTCTTTGACTGGGTATTGTTTTCCGGTTGAATCTGGAAGCGACAAGTAAACTGTTTTATTCTCAATCTTCAAATCACTCAATTTGTCAGTAGTAATTTTCGTTTGCTTATTCACATCCAACCGTAGTGATTCTATCAAGTTTTGCAGATACAAGAAATCCCCTGAATAGTCAATCTGCTTCTCCGTCTCCATGTTCCGAGAAGTCTTACAAGAAGTAAACCATATTCCCGACATCAGGAATATGGTTATATAAATTAGCACTTTCATGGCCGGATCACTGTATTACGAAGAAAATTAGAAAACTCGGAACGAACATCAAAGCAGGGACAAGCCTTGATGTATTCTGACGGTTCAACTTCACCGGACCCGTCCAGATCAGGAGAAGTATCACGATGTCCGAGCACTTCAATTATAGGATATTCCTTACAAAGCTTCGCTACCAATTCACGCAAGGTTGCCCTTTGAGCAGGAGTACGTGTATCTGCAGGCTTCCCAGACGCATCCAAACCAACTATGTAGCAAATACCGATAGAATGTCTGTTATACGAAGATTCGCTAAATCCTTTGGTATTGCAATGCGCCCCGTCAATGCTTAACGGTCGCCCATTCTCTACCATTCCGTCCAAGTCAATGACGAAGTTATAACCGATCTGATTGAAACCCCGAGCCCGGTGCATCCGGTCAATGTCCTTTGCACGTAAATCCTGCCCGGCACGCGTGGCCGAACAATGGATGATAATTGCATCAATAGTTTTCATTTTGCGTCTCCTTTTTGCAGATAGTTCGTTAAATATGGTATGTTCTTTATAAACTCAACACTTAGAACATAATGCAGGAAAGCTACTACCTTGTAACCATTACTAGAGTTAGGTAAAATCTCTTTTATGTTTCGAAGAATATTTACCCCATAGAAATAGAAAACGCTATACGTAATAAATGAGACACATTGTAGAGCACCTTCTGGATTGCCCTTGTGTTCACCTATAAAGTAGATGCAGCTAACCAAGGCAAAGAAAATAGTTGCTTCTACGATACACCTCCAAGCTTTTTTAAAAGAAAAACTCTCATGATTGATAAGGAGTGCAGTAAGCAGTCCACAAATGAAATTGAGGGCAAATACAGCGATAAGGCTTTTGATTTCCCCAGAGATAGGATTGAGATAAGCAGCTATACCGGTAACCAATCCAATGAGTAAGTTTTTGAAATAATCCATAATCATTTATCTAAAATATTAATACTTCATTTCAAGACCTCACCACAATCGTCAATGGCTGTCTGAAATACCTTCTTCACTTCGCCAGAGGTTAGCCCATGATCCTCATGTAGCGAGAAACCGGTTACTCCATTTCGCGATGCATTGAAGAATCCGACAGTCGTTTCATCCTTAATGATTTCGGCAGTAATATCTTTGACTGCCTCGGTGCCACGGGTTGACATTCTGTATTTAACCCTGATAGCTTCCGTAACCTTAGTTGTAGCGGTACTGTTAGTTGCTGTGATGTTCATTCCTTGTTTCCTCCTTCTATTAAATCATAAATTTGTCCGTATGCACCAGATACAAAGAAGTCTGCACAAATTTCCTTCAATAAGGTTGCATCTTCTGTCTCTATATCAAGTACACCACGATTGTTAATAATCTGTTGTAACATTTTATACGCACGCAACTTTTTCGACATATCCAAACCCTGTTGAGGGTTAGAACCTGCTGCATACAATGCCTCTGAAACCATATCACGGAGATACTGCTTTACCTCTTTACCGTTGATTACTTTAATAGCTTCATTGCCTTTAAAATCGAGTAAAGGCCTGTTTAAATTGATTTTCATAATTATTTATATATTAAGCGATTGATACCAATAACCCTTTTCTGAATTTCATATTACTACCAAAATCGAAATCAATACCTTGGTAATAGTTAATCCCACCATTTCCATCCCTAGATGTAATACAGCCAAAAGTATCAGCTAAGCACAATTCACTTGACAATGTTCCTTTCACGTAAACACCTCCATCAAAGAAGCCGGCATACGTTGTATTTGCCTGTGGATAACTCCGGTCTGATTCTTTAAGATTTCTCGACGCATAAATACAAGCCCCACCTAAATTTGAGCCAATCGCAGCAACTCCAAATCGTCCATCGGTAGCTGCGTCGAATGTTACATTTACAACACCTTCTTTTGCCTTGCCTGAACCCAGTTTTAAGCTTCGAGAAGTGCCACCGAAATAGTCGCTCATAGTCCATATCAACCTACCGTTTTCGATTGAAAATCCTCCGATAAATCCTACATTCGCATCGACACGACGAACCTTTATCAAGTCAGTATTCAAATACCCTCCTACAACAATGGTAGAACCAAGCTGGGCAGCTTCGACAGCATCTTTGAATGCTAATCCACCCAAACCGGAACGATCTACTTTTGAATTGATTACTGTCTGCAGATCACTATGAAGCGCTGTGATGGTGACAGCTCCTTCTAAATTAATTTTAGATGAGTGGATAGTCGTTTCTCCGGCCGCCTGGTTAATATAAGATATAAGCGTATTGCCGTTTTCCAGTTCTTTAGAAGCATATATCTTATTACCGTCTGCTGTGGTAATCCACCCGGCAGTATCTATCCGCTGCGTCAAGCTATCAACTCGAGTTACTTGTGCGGAGATTTGAGTATTGAGCACTTTCAAATCAGCAGTACATTCATCTGAATAGCTTTTCAGTTTGTCTTGAATAGCTTTGTTTGCTCCTTCAACAGCTGTATTGAAACTGGCTAAAGCAGAGTTGAATAAAGCGAACTTATCATCTACATTCTTTTTTTCCTCAACAGTCGTTTGTCCATCTGCAATAGCCGTATTTATTGCAGCAATAAGATTATCAATTGCACCTGACAAAGAAACCTTAGCATTAAGTAGATCTGTTTTAGCAGAGCCTTCCAGATAGGCATTCACGTATAGTTTATTATATGTAGCTTCAACGGCAGATTTCGTATTCTTAACTGTATTCAGATACTTCTCTATTGCTTTCGCTTCCGCCCCGTCAATAATACCATCAGCAAAAGCTCCATCTACGTAGTCATGTAAGCCATCGACTGAATCGGCTGCATCTTGTGCAGCCTTGGCTGCGTTCGCAGCGTCCTCTAAAGCTTGTATCGCTTGTTTCAGTGCCTCGTCGGAATATTCCTTTAGTTTATCCTGTATTGCCTTATTGGCTTCCTCTACAGCTGTGTTGAAAGTCGCTAAGGCTGAATTAAACAGAGTAAACTTATTATCGACCTCTCTTTTTTCCTCTGCAGTGGCCTGTCCGTCAGCGATGACCGTATTGATAGCATTTATAAGGTTCTCAATACTTCCCATCAATGTAACCTTAGCATTGAGCAAACTAATCTTTGCAGAGCCGGATAAATAAACATTCGTGTAGAGTTTATTGTAAGTTGCTTCGATAGCCTGTTTGGTATTGTTGACAGTATTGATATACTTCTCAATAGCTTTTGCTTCTGCTTCGTCTATAATTCCGTCAGCGAAGGCTCCATCTACATAATTATGAAGTCCTTCCACTGAATCAGCAGCATCCTTGGCCGCTTTAGCTGCATCCTTTATTTCCTGATGAGCATCTTCCCATTCAGATAGATTTTCTAATCCGGAGGAACCGGCTTTAATTTGAATATTTCCGCCTATTTCCCCTTTTACCAAATCGAAGTACGTCTTTCCGTCCGGCGAAATAATCCGTTCTGTTGTTACACGTCCCGGGAGAATCTCTGTGAATCCGTATAATTCGACAAAACTTCTACTACCGTCATACTCACTATTAAGCACTCCAGTGAGTAAATGATAATATCCGGTTATCTGTTCCATTTTAATAGCCGTTTCACTCAAGAGGAATGTTCCGGCTTGATTCTCCTTGCCAACTTTAGCATATAGATAATACTTCTTTTTCGGGTCAATGAGTGCCGGAGAATTGTATTCAGCCATATCCCAGTACTTGTATTCATCTGCTTTGTGAGAGGAAGAAAGAGAGCTAATACCTAGTGTCAAATGCTGAATGATTCCTGCCGGAGCATTCAGTATCTTTGTACTTGTATTGAAAGTGATATTGTGAGATTCCTGTACCGGATTCGTTTTTGAATTTACAAAACGGAATTGCAAACTTTCATCACCTACAAGCAGTTGCATGGTTGAAACGGTTATCGGATTGACAGAGCCGGAGAAGTTCAACAGTGCATCTTCAAGCATGGACATCGTTTCCTGTGCGTCGCGAAACCGCCTCTTTGTGAATTGTAGTGCATCCTTATGCTTCTCAATAACTGTCACCTCGTTAGTTTCGATCTTGTTCAGATCACTTGAAACAGACGTGCCTATCGGTTCGTTAGACAATTCAATTTCGGGTGAATACGGATTATTCACAAAACGTTTGATTCCTATCATCCGGATAAGAGAACCTTCCGGATGAAATTGCGTATCATAGAAATCAACATACCCTCCGAGTACTATTTTACCGCCGATCTCCAACCAGCGTTTCTTTGCCCAAATACCGTCCAATGTCCCGGTAAATATGAATGCTTTATCTTCATGTTCATAGAGGTATTTAGCAGCTTCCTTGAAAGCTTCCCAGCTCGCACCCGTTTGTGTGCTATCGTTACAGATATAAGCCTTCGGCAATTGCATTCCGAACACTGCGTATGTATCACCAACCTTCGGTCGCCAGACTTCCGGCTCCGGCATAGTAATACCATCAATTTCCTGCGGAACAATTTCAAATCGACGTGCCTCTTTCTTGTCTTTCGCTTCATGGATATACTTTACTTCGAACTCCTTGCCTGTAAGCATACCAGTCTGGAAAATAACCGTCATTGTTTCTCCTGCTATGAGACAATCTTCGAAATTCAACTCTTCAGGAATGTCTTTATCTACAAAGTCAAAGAAGTTATTCTCCTTGTTTACTTCAATAACAGAACTAACAGTACCAACACGGGAAGGATAAATAGCTGTACAGTCCAGACTCTCTTCCTTTGCTGTTGTAAGTTCTTTATCAGCACGCATGACACAAGTTCCATCCGCATCGGTCTTATAGATACGCGCCTTAGTAGAATCGAAGCCCTCTTCATTCTCAAATTTGATTCCATCAAATCGGATAGTCTTATTCTTTGGAAGTAACAGATTCTTAGCTCCGTATGTTGAGTAATCAATGTTGCGATCAGAAGTTTCTACCAAAATTATTTCGGGTGGAATATCCCCGGATTCCCGACCAACACCGACCTTAAAGCCGTGACCTTTACCATACGACAGTTTCAAAGGGTTCTCCTTGTTATACTCAACTTTACGCAGATGGATAGTCTTAATTTGTTTTCCATTCACAGTTTCTTCGGTAATCTGCCATTCCGTTTCATACGTATCCGCTAGCTGGTTTAAAGCGTCAAGTATATAGGTGTGATTGTAGTTGATTACTTTTTCCGTTCCCTCAATGCAGTTACCGACTTTCCACCCGGTACTCCGACGGTTCAGGTTCTCAACAAGTAGACGTAGATGTTCGTGTGCCTTAGCTGTATATGAGAATTTAATACTTCTGTCAACGGTATGGCGTACTTTCCACAACATCGTATCAGCCTTGCCAGTTTCAAGAATCAGAGTATATTCGAAGTTACGTTCACCGTTTTTCTTGAAATTGCTATCCTTCTTCAAAGAATAACGCTTCCCGTAGAAGTCACACCAGGAGCCAACCGGAATTTCAATATACCCCGGATGAGAAAAATACAAAGTGAGTGTATCTTCTCCCATAATAGCTTCATAAGAGTAGCTTTCATCCTTTACTTCGATTTTTATTTCCTTATCACCATTATATAAACTTATCATGTCCTTAGAATTATATCCTAAAATATAAACGTCAAATAGAAATGTATTGAATAATAGGCATAAAAGTAAGGAAATGATAGACGAATCATTGCCAAAATAATATATAACACACAACATCAACGGCATTGTCACTAAATAAATCAAAATGAAAAATATTTAAAAGAAATCACTCAAAATGTAGTTTAATTCACCTAAGTTCTCTCGGAACTAATGCAACTCAAGTAGCTAGTCAAAATTTGGGACAAAACGGATATGTCAAGTATAGTAATGGCTTATTAATGCAATGGGGAACAAGAGCTGGAGCAACGGGGACAACTAGTCTGTATTTCCCTACCAGCTTCTATGATACTAATTACAACGTTTATCTTACTGGAGGGATAAACGTTACAGGTGAATCATTTGTGTATGCTCCGGGTTATGACCCTAATAATAAGAATAAATCATATTTTAAATTCCTTACCCGTGGAATAAATTCAACTCCGGCTATCGTTTGGACTGGCTGGGATTTTACATGGTTTGCGATCGGTCGCTGGAAATAATTTAAAAACAAATATCATGAAGTATTGGAAACAAGGATTTTATGACGAGCCTATAGATGGTTCGGTAGAAATTACAGAAGAGCATTATCAGGAGTTGTTAGCTGGGCAGTCGGCTGGTTTACTAATCGTTGAAAGTAAGGCCGGTATTCCTATTTTACAGGAATACAAACCTACTCTTGAAGAAATTAGGAATCAAAAGTTAGGTTCATTGCGAGAGTATGACGTATCCGAATCGGTAAATCAGCTTAGTATTGATAATGTATCAGGATGGTTGAGCAAAAGTATCCGTGTAGGGCTTATGAACTCAATTAGTATTGAAAGAAAAGCTGGACGATCTGAAACAAGTATTTGGCTAGGTGATACACAGTTTATTCTCTCTATCGAGAAGGCCATTAATATGCTGCAAGAGATTGAGTTATATGCCCTTGCGTGCTATAATGTGACGCAAAGGCATATAAACTCTATCAATCAGCTATACACAAAAGAAGAAATTGAAGCATACAATTTCAAGACTGGTTACCCGGGAAAGCTAAGTTTCACCGGATAACCGACCGTATAATCATAGTTTTCAATTTCCTCAATTGTCTGCAATGATTTGACTGCTGCGATGTGAGATTGTGTCACATTGTAGCAGTTGAGCGCATACATTTCAATCTTATTCAGCATTGCTAAAGCGTCCGGAATGGGAATGATATATTTTATTGCATCATACCACAGGATTGTATGCGTTTTCCCTGCATTTTTCTCAATCGAAATTGAGTTAAATAATCCAACACGTGTGGATTTGTCTAACCATACACTTTTCCTTTGAATTTTAAAAGAATTGACATTGGCCGATTTGTCAAATATCTGTATTTCAGATATTTTCATTTTTCGCACTTCTTCGATGTTGTACTCATATTCTACCAATATTGGGTAGCAATTCTTGCTTTCAACTATGAGTAATCCAGCAGATTGACCAGCTAATAACTGATTGTAATACTCTTCTGTAATTTCTACCGAGCCTTCCTGATGCTCATCATAAAATCCTTGTTTCCAATACTTCATAAATCTTATTTTTAAAGTTTCCATCTACCTATTGCAAACCAACTAAATTCTGCGGAAGATGTGTTATTTGAACCATTCATAGAATAAGTATTTATATAATTAAAACTACCCACTTTGATGGCTGTATAATTTGCAATCCAACTCGAATTATCTACTACATTTCCCTTTGCAGGACCTATACATAATGAATAATAAGAGTTGTAAAATGAAATAGGGAAATAAATAGTTCCTTGATAACTTACTCCTGAAGTCTTTTTTCCCCATTGTATCAATAGCCCATTTGAATATTTTACATATCCATTTTGTGCTTTTTCATTCCATAGATTTTGTGATTCTAATTGTATAGCATTAGTCCCGAGAGAACTTAGTAAAGTTTTCTCTGCGTCAGTCATAAATTTTCTTGTAGTACTTTCTTCAATCATTGATGCTGGATGAGAAGCCGGATGAGAGTAATTATTAGCTCCGGAGGCTATTCCACTAAGTTTTGTACGTTCTGCATCCGTCATAAAACGATGAGTCGAATCTTCTTCAACGTCCGTCGCTGTATGTTTATGAGAACTTGCAGCATAACTACCCTTGGGTTGGTATGCTGAATCGTGGTTGTGATTTCCTGCCGCCTTACTATTCCAAGTAGATTTTTCTGAATCTGTGACAAAACGATGTGTAGAGTCGTCCGTGATATCTGTTGCTGTATGCTTATGTGAAGACAGTGCATAATTACCTTTAGGTTGATATGCTGAATCGTGGTTATGATTACCTGCAGCTTTACCATTCCAAGTGCTTTTTTCTGCATCAGTAACAAAGCGGTGAGTACTATCCGGAGTAATATCTGTTGCTTCGTGTTTATGCGAACTCGCTGCATAACTTCCTGCTGGCTGATAGACCCCTGTATGAGTATGATTCGACGGGGACGCACCAACCTCGGAAGCTGTATAAGATGGTTTACTTGCAGCCTTCGCCCATGCAGGTACATCGCTTGCCGGCATCGAAGTTGGAAAATCACTTATTTCAGACTTCTTGTGAGTATGCGCTTTCGGTACACGTGTGTCACTTAACCGGGCATCATTTCCCTCGCATACGGTTCCTTCTGCACTACCAAAATTCTTATTAAAGGCAGAGTTTTTAGTGAATGCAGGTTCGTATGTACCTGCATGATTGTGATTAGATGGAGATGCACCTACTTCGCTTGCTGTATAGGCTGGCTTAGAAGCTGCTTTCGCCCATGCAGGTACATCGCTTGCCGGCATCGAGGTTGGGAAGTCGCTAATATCCGCTTTCTTATGCGTGTGAGCTAACGGAGTTCTTGCATTGCTTAACCGGGCGTCGTTACCCTCGCACACGGTCCCAGCACTAGTCCCAAAATTCTTATTAAAGGCTGTAAGTTTAGTGATTATCAGTTCATATCTGCTATCATGGTTGTGTGTATCCAGAGCTGCTTTCAATGCCTTCCCCTGTTCGGCAGAAAGCACTTTATTAGTCCCTCCACTTGTCAGATTATTTACAATATCAGCTATATTGAGCTTCTTTCCTAACTCTGTTGCCATTGTAGCCGCAAAGTTCGGATCATTGTTCAGGGCGTTCGCTAACTCAATCAGTGTATCGAGAGCATCCGGTGCTCCGGCAACGAGTGCATCAACTGCAGCTTTCACTTTTGCGTCAACTCCTGAAACCGCATTGTTAGCCGCCAATGCAGCAGCGTTCGCATCGTCAGTGGCTTTCTTTGCTAACCCTGTTTGTATAACAGATGCATCCTTGGCTGTATTTGCTTCATCTGTCGCTTTCTTCGCTAAGGCGGTTTGAGCTTCTGATTCAGCTTTGGCAGCATTGGCCCCTGCAGCCGCAGTATTAGCCGCATCTTTAGCTGCATTAACACTACCAGCCGCAGTATTAGCCGCATCTGTAGCTTTCTTTGCAAGAGCCGTCTGCTCAACAGATGCATTCTTAGCTGCATTCGCATCATCTGTTAATTGCTTGACAAGAGCAATCTGTCCGGTGGCTTCTTCTGTTGCTTGCGTCATTTCCTGCACAATACCGGCATACTCTGACTTGCGTTGAGACTCTGCTTCGACACGCTCCGTTTCGGCATTTACACGCTTAGTCTCATTTGATCCGCGAGTACCTTCAGCAGTTTTACGCTCATCTTCATTCTGCTTTCTCTTATCTTCTTCTGACGAACGGGAAGTTTCAGACGTAGCGCGGGAAGTTTCAGCAGCCTTTCTCTTGTTTTCTTCTGATACCCGGCCTGTCTCCGCTGACTTGCGGGCTGCTTCGGCAGATACACGTTCGGATTCGACGGTAACACGGTTAGATTCGGCAGCCACACGTGAGGTTTCATTCGTTTCCCTTGTCGCTTCATCTGCTTTCCGCTTATCCTCGGCAGAAACACGGGTAGATTCAGCGGAAGAACGACCACTCTCCGCAGTTTTTCGTTTGTCTTCTTCCTTCACACGTTCCGATTCAGCAGAAGAACGACCTGTTTCAGCGGTCTTGCGTGCATCTTCATTACTTTTACGTGTTTGTTCATCCGAGACACGTTCAGCTTCTGTATCAACACGTCCGGATTCAGCAATTACCCGTTTATCTTCAGCAGTTACGCGGGCCGCTTCTTCTGTCTTACGCGCATCTTCATTTTGCTTTCTGATATTTTCAGCAGAGGAACGTCCGGTTTCAGCCGTAACACGTTCTGTTTCGGAAGTCTTTCTTTTATCTTCTTCGGACACACGGGCAGTTTCGGCAGATTTGCGTGCATTCTCATTAGTCACACGTTCGGATTCGGCATTGCCTCTCGCTGTTTCAGCATTCTTTCTAACCTGCTCGTTAGATTCTCGTGTACCTTCGTCAGTTACACGTTTCTTTTCTGCATTGTCCCGTGCAGTTTCAGCAGTAGAGCGTCCACTTTCAGCGGTTTTACGTGCATTTTCATTAGTGATACGTACTGATTCAGCAACTTCCCGGGCTTGCTCTTCACGAGAACGATTCGTTTCGGCTGTCTGCCTGGATTGTTCGGAAGCATTGCGACGGGATTCATCAGTTTCACGAGTCGATTCATTCTCTTCAACTGTGGCTTCTAACTGCCTCATATCGGTAGTTGCTGTTTGTGCATCACTCGTAGCCTTGAGCATATTATCCAAGGCAGTCTGAATCTTCTCTAAACCAAATTTAAGGCTAGTCTTAACTCCGTTGATTACTCGGTAGCCGATAGTGAAGAAGCCTTTCATGTCGCTGGCTTCGTTCAGTTCTGATATTTTTTTCTTCTTTAATGGCATAGCAAATCAATTTAAATCTATATAAAACTCTCCGTCCTCTGTTATGATAAATTCGCCCGCTTCGGATGAAAGCAAGAACTCCGTTTCTCCGATCCGAAAGCTGGTAAATACGAGTTTCAAGGTAAATTCCCACCATACACCGTTATTTAGCATGAAATCATTCGTCTGACAACTTTTATAATAGCAGGGATAGCTTTCACTCCATTCATCACAATAAAATATACGTTCCGCGTCGGAATACTCATATCCTTCATCATCGACTTTAGCAGATAGCCGTGTTAAATCATGGAGTAGGGCATCGTGATTACGCCAGAACAATTCAACCGTCCCGGCCCGCATCAGGCATTTGAGAGATACTTCTTTGGTTTGGAATTTCACAACTTCACCATCGTAGATTGCTCCGTCTTGACGCTTGAAATTCTGTAATAGGTTCTTTTTTACCGTCGGAGCCTTTAGTATTTCAGCATTGCTACCTTGCAATACGACTACGCCATAATCGGATAAGTCTTTGTCATCAATCTCGTAACCTTTAGGCATTGGAAGCTCATTTACGGGCTCCTGGTATTCGTAATCGACTTCTCGGGGGAAGTCGTTACTAAAAATAAATTTAGCAACTTCAAGGCCCGGATTAATAACATAGCTGCTTTGGGAAGACAGACGTAACTTATAACTCCTGCCGATTAAGGGAAAGTAAAATTCATGATAACTCAAGTCAGAAAGTATATCAATCAGTCCACCAATACCCAAACTGCCTATATATGCAAACTCAATGCTTACTTCAGCCGTATCCAATGTAGGACTAGAAAGATCAAATTCCTGTCCGTCTTCTTCCGGCCAATCATTCTTGTCCGGTTCCTTCATGGTTGGAAATGCTACCAGGTTATTATAACTTCCCTTTGTAATACATATACCCAAACTGATATAAGCATCTATTCTGTCTATTAGTAATTGCCCTTTCATCGCTTAAGTGTTATACCTTTAGTGTTTAACGTGTCTATTCCCAGCTTTACAGCGTACATGAACTCTCTTATTTCCACAAGGTTAGATGTGTAATTGGAGATATCCGATAAATGGGAAACAATAGTATCATTACCCCGAAGCATTTCAGCCATATTCTTATCCATATTTATTAGATATGACAGTTTCTCTGCTATTTTCTCTGTTCCTGAATTAATACTCTTAACTTCCTCATTTATAGAATAAGTATGCGAAGTCATTACAGCAAAGCTTCCATCTAGTTTGTTGGCTGAATCTTGCGACATTGAAGCAAATCCTTTCTTTGATGCCTCACGCTCATCGTCGTTATCATTCCAGCCGAACATTTCTGCCATTGCATCTCGTTTTGCTTTCATTTCATTAGAGAGCTGTTGCCCTTCTGCCTTCAGTGCATTATACTCATCTTCAGTCACACCGTCATCCATAGCATTGTTAAGTTTTTCTCTCCAAGCCATTAAGCTGTCCATGAATTCTTCTTTAAGCATAGAATTTACGATGGCATTCTTCATATATTCCTCGAAGTTATCAGCGAAGTCAGCAGAATCGGCGTCCATATCATTAAGCAAGTCCTGAAAGTCTGAACGAAGAGAGCTGTAATCAAGAAGCGTGGTATCAGCTATTTGCTGTTCCAGCACCTCCGCTACCTGTCCGACACCATTTGCGATTTGATCTGCAAATTTCTGCGTGTCTGAATCAAGTTGAGACCAGAAGATACCGGCATGTTCCTGAAGTTCCGCAAGTTGCTCATCGGTCAAATCAAATAATCCAGTCATACGACCACCCATTTTCTTTTTAAATTCCTTTACGGACATGCCTAATGCCTCTGCAGCTTGTTTCCAACCTTCACCGGACATATCATCTACTTCATCATAACCCTTTGAGTGTGACTTTCCAGAAGCACCAGAATTTAAGTATTGTTGCCCCAGTACTCGGGCATTTGCGCTTTGTTCTTTGATATTGGCAATAGCAGCTTCATAAACAGCGTTTGCGGTATCTCCTGTCAAGGTCTCCGCTAACTCCAGCTGTTTCTCAATTATCCGATCAAGAATATTAATATAGGATTCATACGTTTCTTTCGCTTTCTCGTATTTTTCTGTCGTATCGTCCTTAGTGAACATACTGAAAATCTTTGTTGCTACCTGTATAACGGCACTAATAACAGCAAGAATAACAGATGCCTTCTCAACTGTACTGATAGCGTTAGCCGATGTATCTGCTGCCATTTCAACACCACTCATAGCAGTCAATGCAAAGGTCCCTATTTCACCAATCAATGAGATAATTTCACCAGCCGGTCCACCGATTGATTTTCCAACATCAGTTAATGCGTCTGATAATTCATCTAACTGTGCTTTTACATCTTTCTCTGCTTTCTTTACCTTAGCATCCTTCTGTACCACCTTATCTTTCGCCTCATTGTATCTCGAAGTCTTTTCTTTTACTTTATCCAAAGCCTGTGCCTCGGTCAGATAAGCTTTTGTGGAATCAATTTTACCAGTCTTTTCGTTGAATTTAGAGGACTTGACACCATTTTCAATCTTAGCACCACCTTTTACAGCTTCTTGAGTCTGTTTAGCATTTTCTAATTCAATTTGTGCATTAGCTAACTCTTCCTCTGCTTCTGCTAATTCTTTCTTCTTGTCAGATAATGATTGAAACGGGTTACGTGAATCCAATTCATCCATAATTGATTGAATAGTACTAGTATATTCGCGAAGCTGGTCCGGGGAAAGAACTTTGGCAGCCGTACTCTTTGCATTCTCTAATTGAGTAAGCAGAGAATTAAGAGTTTCAGAAGACGTTTCTTTCAGATTTTCAAATGCACGAACATACTCCGGAGACTCTTTCAACTTATCGTAATCTAGGCCCATCAATTCCATTCCCTTGTTCTTTGTTGCTTGAGCAATAGACCGATCAATTTGTTCAACCTGTTCTGTATCTCCATTCTTAACCGCTTGCTTACGTTGTTCCTGCAAGGTGGCAATATCTTCGTTGAATTTTCGTTCAATAGCAAGGCGTTGGTCCGTATAGTCTTGATACTGATTCAGCAAATCAGCTAAATCATCCCCACGATTGTACTTTAAATCTGTAGTTTCCTTTTTTTCATTAGCAACTTTATCAAATGCATCAAACTGTTTCTTTACTGGCTCTGACTTGACATATGCTGATGCATTGAAGATTTTATCTTTATTGTCAGGATTAGCATCAAAGGCGGAACGAGCATCTTCAATCACTTTTAACTTTTTGTCTTCAGCTTCGCGATCGATAGCCTGTAATTCTAGTTTATGATTGAGTTCCCTTTGTTTTAGAACCTTTTCACTGCTCTCTTTAAGCTTATTTATTTCAAGCTGCTCTAGTTGGTTTGCAGAGTCTTCTTTCATACGCTGTTGCTCTCTATTCTGCTTATCTAGCAGGAGTTTATATTTCTCCTGTTCTTCACGTAGCTTTTTCGCTTGGTCATCCTTCTTGGAAGATGAATCATAGACTTTTAATTCTTTTTCAGCCTCCTTTAGCTTCTTGACATTTTCTTTATAGGATTTCACCACAGTAGAATCTATTCCTTTGAAGTTCCCTGCGTCCATCAACTTCTTTTGAGACGAAGCGATTGAGTCTAATGCTTTCGTCGCATCTTCTTTTTGCTTTGTCCAAAAGGCTTTATCTGTTTTAGTCTCTACTTTTTTACTGGTCCCACTGCCTTGTAAAGACTTCATTTCCTTTTCTTTGGTGGAAAGCTGACCTTTTTTTGCTTTAAGTAACCACGCGTTTGGAGACCAACCATTATTTTCTTCTTGTTCCTTCTCTACGAGTGATTGAAGCTCCGAAATTTCAGCTTTTAATGTATTGATATTACTTTGAAGGGAGATTATTTTTAATTCTTTAGGCTTTGATTTCTCTTCTGCTTCTTTTTGAATACTAAGAATTTCATCAACACGTTTTTGGGCAATTTTTAGTTCTTCTTCTGCTATTCTCTTTTCCTCTTGAATTTTTTGAATAACGGCGGCCTTTTGTCCACTAGGAGATTCAGCCTGTTCTTTGCTTGTTTTGTCAAGACGTGAATTTATGGAATTAAGTTTATTTTGGGCTAATACAAGATTAGTCTTTGCCCCAATTCTTTCTCTTCTATTTATTTCATTATTAATTTGTTTATTCAAAGAGAGATGATCCATAAGTTTCAATGTCTCAATATCCATATTGGAGAAGACGGTTGGCATTAGAGCTTGAAGTTGCTTATATGCTTTAACTTTGTCATATTGTGTTGAATTTTCATCCTGAACAATAGAAACTAGGCTATTTGTTTTATTTTTCAACTCGTCCAATTGTTGAGTTTGTTCCTCTACAACTTTATTATATCTCTTTTGTACCCTTTCTGCTTCAGTTTCAGCGGTAGCACACTTATAAATGGCATATCCAAGTCCAGCAAAAGCAGCTGCAGCTAATACATAAGGATTAGTTAACATTGCAGCAGCATTTTTTAGTTGTGCAATAGTTTGAGCTTTGAGGGCTTTTGTCAATAAGATACGAGAAGATGTATTCTTTGCAATCATTGTTGCCTCAATAGCGTACAAGCCTTTTTTTAGGACTAAATCAGCGGCCTCAATAGCACGCTGTCGATTTACAATTGCTGTTACCGTTGCATATACTTGCCTAGCAGTACTTACAGCAAGAATACTGCCTTTGTATCCTGCAAGGGCAGTCGTAACAACAACTATTAATGCTCCTATTTCTTTCAATGCTTCTTGAGCGCTTCCGTCAGCAAAGGCTTCATTCATAGATTGCGCTGCATTGGATATTTCCTTTAAGATTTCTTTTCCTAACGGGCGAAGGGCAGCTGTTATATTATTACCAAGAAGCTTCATTTGATTCTCGGCTGATGAGGACATTTCTATAAAAGCAGCTTCTGCGGCACCTGTTGCATTTTTCATTTGTTCCAGATCGGACGCAGCACCTACTGCATTTTGTCCGGTTATCATTAGTGCAGCCTGTAAAGCTTCGTCGGTACCCAATAATTCTTTCATTTTTGTAGTACTTCCGTTTGCTTCGTTATAGATCAGCTGTAATGCTTCCTGGAAAGAACGTCCGGAAAAGGCTGCATCACCCAGGTGGTTAGCCGTTCCCATGATTGCCGCACGTATCTTAGTCATAGCTTCAGCTGTCGGAACTCCTTGTTTAGTTATTGATACGACAGCTGCTAGCACGTCTTCAATATCAATACCAAAGGACGAGGCAATGGGAGCAGCTTGTGCAATGCTTCTCCCGAGTTCTCCCATTGTTGTTTTACCGAGCTTGGCTGTGGTAAACAGCATATCAGAAATGTTTTCAGCTTCAGAAGCTCCTTTCTTGTATGCATTTAGAATAGTAGTGATGGCATCCGCAGAAGTAGCAGTTTCTGTAACGCCACCGATTGCTGCTTTTGCAGAAACTTTTAGAATATTCATAGCATCCGCTCCATCATGTCCTGCAGATACAATCTGATATAGTGCTTTCGCTGACTCTACGGCTCCGACTGGAACCTCTCTAGTCATATCAATAACGCTATTCATAAAATCGGTAAGACTGCCTTTTATCCCGCTTGAAAGAGTAGCAACTTCTTTCATGCTTTGCTGGAACTGCTTTTCGAAGTTATATGCTTCTTTGGCTGCTTGAGTAAATGCGATTCCCGCACTAATGCCAATCCCTCCGAATACATCAAAAGCGGTAATTTCACCGGCCATTGCCTTTATGATTCCCATCGCTTCTTGACGCCCGGAATATAGCCCTGAATTATCTATACCTGTAGCGAAATATAACGCACCATCTTTATTCTGAATACCCATATAGCATTTATTCTTAAAATATAAAGAGGAGGTAAAATTTGGCTATTTCGAGAAGAATAAGCATCTTTGCAGTGTTCTAAGACCAAGGAACGATTTTTATTTCAACGTATTAGGGAGTTGATTCGCCTACTATACCACAATATAGGCTATCAATTCCCTTTGCTACATAATCCTAATGCGTTGCAATAGATTATGTTCCTTGGTCGGAAAGAATAGGGGAGAGATAGCCTTTTTCTATAATATATAAATTACTATTCATTAGCGCCATGACCAAGGAAAATGAGAACGTATCTGTAGCGAATAAAAGGAACTACACAGAAGAAGAAATTAATGCTGCTTACAAGAAGGGCAAGGATGAAGGAAGAATTGAAGGGATGCTCGCTTATCAGAAAAGATTGATTGAGAATCTACAGCGGGATAATGCATCTCTCAATCAGAAGCTTCAGGAGATTAAAAAATAATCCCCCATATCTTCACAGATACAAGGGACTAGAAAACATACTCTAAACCAATTTATAAAAAAACAGTTAACCTAATATATAAACACAATGGCAAATTACCTTATCGTTTGACCTTTCCAGCAATATCGTTATATTTCTTTATCCTGACTGTCTTACTAGGGTCATCAAAAGACGGAAGTTCTACCCACTCGTAATCTTGCCCTTCAACATTTCCGTCTTCGTCAGTCGTTTTATTACGCTGTTTCATCACAAATGAGTACTCCTGAAGCAATATCTCTATTAATCCATAGCTACTATCCAACGTCTGATTAAACGTTAATCCTAGGGCTTCTTTTGCAATAACTAAGAATCTGCTTTGGTTATATCCTTCCAGCTTTGCAGATTCTTCCGAGCGGCTATTATCTCCGTCTCTCGTAGCGGGCTCACGTTCCGAAGCATCGTGATAGATGTGCAAAAAGGGTGATACCCTATACGATATATGATTGCATTAAACAGGATCCGTATATCCTCCCATGTCGTATTGTCTGCGAGAGTATTCTTGAACCATTCCGGAGGATCATTAGGCTTATTGTGAATCCCCAGGCAGACAATATCAAAAAGCAATCCTCCATATTTATTCATCAATTCTGGAAAATCAGCATTCATCTCACCATCTTTCACAATCATTTTATCAATATCTTCCTTTTCAATTTCAAGGAGAAGCGGACGAATTCTAAACCATGTCCGGACAGTGATAGGCTTTATTACAATACAATCACCGGGATCCTTTCCTTTTGGAATAGAATCTCGGTTAGTAAAATCAAATGGAATCTTGACAGGCTGCTCCGTTACAGATTCCGATTCTTGCTGAAATAAGTTCTTTATACTCATAATTTCCTCAAGGAGCCTAGCCCGTTGTACTTCCGGGCAATACTTCCGGTTATTTGCAACTAACCTTCAATACTTTCAGCTCCATCCTTCAATAGTTTGTTCCTGTAGACGGAATCGAACCGCCGGTCTCTACTTAATAAATGTAGCGCTCTAACCAACTTAAGCTATACAGGACCGTTAATTATTTTTTCGCACCACTTGGAGCAGCTTCTCCGCTTTTGACATTCGCTGCATTAGCTGGGGCTTCTCCGCCTTCGGCAATAGTAACTACTTCGCGCATAAAAGCGGTCTGTCTCTTACCGTCTACAGTAACAGCGGCTTGCATATATACACGAACAAGCAACAACTCTGCTTGTTCTGATCCGGGAGCCTGCGAAATCTTTGAGGCGATCTTACCATTCACGATGGTATAAACGACCTTCTTACCGTTTTTAGGTAATGTTTCGCACTGGAACGTTTTTGAAATAGAAGGAGTATTAAGAGGCTTTTTCCAGATGTTTTTTCCGCCTGTTGTATCTACTTCACCGCCTGCCAGTTCTTTGAGAACCTCATTTGATGGAGTAGGGATGGAGAACTCGACATAATCTGTCGTATCTTTCACAAGTTCAACATAAAAAGGTTCTTCACTGCCTTCCACTTCAATTTTTACTTCTTTGGGATCTGCAAAGTTGAATGCAACACTTCCTTTGGTCGGAAGGGGATAATCTTTGAGATCTGCACCGGGAATGCCGTCACCGACTGTTCCAAATTTAATTTTACCTACGCCCATAGCGATAGGTCTTACTTCTCCTGCCATAATTATTGATCTATTAAAATTTCTAATCTAATATTTGTACAAGCGAATTTCTCTTTCAAGTCCGGCATTGGAACACTCCAGAGAACTGTCACTTCTTTACATACACCGTCATTACTATTGATTGAATCAAGCGACTTCCGCACCTTACGCTTTAATTCTTTCATTCGTTGACGTTTTAACATACCATTCTCATCACTCCAAGGTACGAAGATATTGATGTTAACAGGCACTTTATTGATAAAGTCAAGTTCATTCAATTGCAGATGATTGATAACGATATGTTCATTGGTCAAGCCAGCTTCCGATTTGTCCTTGTAAATCATAACATCGGTGCCCGCAGCGGCCACAGCATTATAAACTATATCTACAGCGTCAAATTCATCCATATTCAAATTTTACTAAAAACAGATTTCAATGTCTCCCTTAGATATTTCTCACATTGAACGTTCGCACCTGAAACGACTTCATACCCTTTAGCTTCCACGGCTGCCGCATATTCCATTCCTGCAACGCCGACCAACACATAACCACCAGTATACGACAGTGAGACTTCTTCTGCAAGCCTACGACCTTTGTACTTACCGGTGGTCTTGTCAGTACCTTTGTCTCCTTCTTTGAAGTTCTCTGTAACCATTTCACCGTCTTTAGCTATTATATATCCGATAGAGGAACGAAGATTACCGGTCTGGTCTTTATATGAGCCACTCCGGCGGGCTACTTCGATAAACTTTTCACCTCCTGCTTGCAGGAAAACAAGCATCTTATCTTCTGCTTTACTTTGAAAATGGTCGAACCAGCGTTCCATTTCATCAAAGGTGAATAGGGGAGTCATGCCATTTTTCATACGTTGATAATTGAATGTGATTGATAAGGTTCCCAACAGATAACCGGTACATCAATACCCTTTGATGCAACTTTCAAACGCAAAAACTTACTATCTGCCGGCGGTTGCATTTTGGAGTAGAAATAGCCATGTACCTGTGTTTCATCACCAGCCGAATTGTGTTTTAAAACAATTCTTCCATCGCTTACCGGGTCGTAGCGTCCGGGGACAGATATTTCAACCGGTTTCCCAGGAACCCATTCACCATTAACTAAGTGCCCGTTAGCCTCAATAGTAACTATTGCTGTATGTGGATACCGTTTTACCATCTGTTGCCAGCTCTCCCTTTGATAATGATTCGTTTCTCAAGTTTAGCAGCTTTCTCCGGCTCCCCGTTCTCTATGTACAGTTGCTTTGCAGTCTGAATATAGAAAGAACGGGGATGAGTGATAGAAAGCTTGTTTTCACTGAAATCTTGAGAGTTTACCATCATGGCATACATATCAGCGACACAAAGACCGACTTGCTTCATGCTTTCAGTAGTACATTCCGCTTCGGGGTTGATACCCCGCCTAACGAAGACTACCTTATCCAAGAAGCCTTCCATATCCCCAATAGATGGATATTCCAGTATTGTTTCTCTGATTGTTGCCATTATAGTTTACTCTTCATCTGTTTTTTCAGTATCTTCATCGGCCGCCCATTCCTTGGCATCAGTTTTCATGATATACATTGCATCAGGATCGTTAACTACCGGGATGGCATTAGCTTCTGCTTTAGTCCACTCTTTGAACGGTTCAAGTTCAGACCACTTGCTGATAAAAACAAAGTCTTTTTTCAGTGTTGTTGCTTTCTTCTTGTACTCGACAGAATGTTCCGCTGCAATAGGACCATGTTGGATGTCACCGCATTGTAAATCTTCCAAAAAACAGATATTAGCGGCTTCCCATGGATTGATCGTAGTGCGATTATGAGAAGCATCTTCAATACGAACAGCCGGGCTCACTAAGACAATTTGAACACCTTCTGTATTCTCTTGTGCAGAGAGATATTCATTGATAACTTTCTTGGAGATAGTCAGCTTTTCTTTCTGATTGATCCAGCCTTTAACTTTCTCGATAACGGCTTTCTGTTTCTTCAATAAAGCAAATCGATCTTTACGCATCACTACGTACTTAATGGTAACACCATCAGCAGAGGCAGAAACTACTGTATCTTCAATGTCTTGCAATCCGTCTGCAGTGTTTGCATTTGCCCAGTCAGCAGCAGAAACCTTTTTATTTTCATTCTTCATACCACAACCAACAAATTCCTCGGTAACAATACCGTTATTATTGCTTGAGTTTAGAGTGAACCCACCTTTAGACATCAGCTGCATGCACCACCATTCGAAACGTCCACGAACAGCGTTATATACAAAGTCCTGATCTTTGAAAGCGAGGTCAAGGATAGATTTCAAATCCGAATCACCTTCACAATCACGGCTAAGTTGCCGGTATTCGTTCCAGTCGCTTTCATTCATACCACGCTTAACGGCAGTCTTGGGGATATCACCTGACATCTTACCTACAACTTCACGTTTCTTTTGCGGTGCAGAAGAATCAAAGCTGATAACGTCTGCAATAACAGGAGCACCTTTCTCTCCGGTCAAAGTTTCCCATTTCAGAGAATCTTTCTGCTTTACACCGAAGAAGTTAGGGAAGAAGACCGGCTTAACTTTACGTGAGTTAAGTCGTGCTCCCATGTTCTTACGGTTCACTTGTTTAATTAAACTTCTTTCCATATATCATTTATTTTAATGGATTAGACAAAACGGATAAAACGGAGCAATGCTTTAATAGCGTCGTCAACAGGGTAGGGCATTACTGCTTCATTAACAGTACCACGCACCAAGAGGCCTGACTGCTGGTTAGCTACGGTCACATCAACCTTGTTCATAGTGATAACCTCCGGGGTATACTTGAACTTTGCAGCTTTGGCAGCAGCTTTAGCAGTAACAAGGACTAAGACATCATTAATCTTTGCGGCTCCAATAGCTCCAGAAAGAGTTATTGTGTCATAAGCTGCATTGGTTTTGTCAATTGCAGAGATTACATCAGAAGCTCCGGTTAAAGCACCACCGATTGTAACAGCTTCCCCAACTTTAAACACATGATTCTTTGCGATTTGAATAGCAACAGCATCGGCAGCCGCGACAGCAGTAACTTTTCCGGTTTTAACAACATGGTAAAGGCCATTAGCATCTTTACCCACAATTACAAGCGGAGGAAGCTCGTCGATGATTCCCTTCAGTTCCGCGCGGGCAATAGTTCCACCGCCCTGAATGTCCTCGATAATCTTTTCGATACCAGGAGCATACTGAAATTCACTTTGTTTTTTTCTGAACATAGCTTTTAATATTAATAATTATTCTTCCAGACCAAGGCTAGCAGTGCCATTATCAGAGCTTTCCTCGTCCTCCATTAACTTTAACCATTCCTGTTCGGTACGTTCTTTGGGCTTATAGGAATTAGGCTTGTAATCACCACCGGCGACTTCATCATCAATAACAGATTGTTTGATTTCGGCAAATTCTTCTTGAAGCTCTTTAATCTGGTCTTCAACAGAAGTTTCAGAATTGACATCAATACGATTGAACCATTTTGCAGGGAGTTTAGAATCTGCAAACAATGCTTTAGCAGATGCCTGCTTCGTAGAAGTAGTGACTGTTGTAGCGACAGTAGAGACAGATGCAGCCAACTCGGAAATCTGTTTCTGCTGGGCTTTCAACAACTTAACAACAGAAGCAGGCAAGCCTTCGAGATCTTCGTCCTCGTCTTCATCTTCTTCGTCATCTTTCGGCTTCTTAGTTTTTTTAGTCTTAGTTGTCTCAATAGGTTTTCCATCCTTCAAACCGTGTTTTTTCTCATAAGCGGCAATAGCAGCATCAATACTGGCTTGACTGCCTTGTTCATTTGATACCAAGTCCGGAAGAATATTATCCTTGAATAGCCCAATATAGTTATCCAGATTCTCTTCACTTTCGATGTCAAAAAGAGCTTGCACCTTGGCCGCATACTTTTCAGGAATTCCAGCTTTTTTCAAAGCTGCTTTGATGGTTGCTAAAATCTTCATACTTTTTTCCTTAAAATATATTGGGAGTAAATTTTTCCTGCTTATATATTTTATTTCAGAACCAAATGCATACATTTGCAATATGGATAAGAAGAAAGAATATAAAGTCAAAGCTAAAGCACTCGCTCTTCAAAATGGATTCGACCAAGTTTCCTACTATGGAGAATGGAATGGCTATTTGGCATATACAGCATCCCGGAAAGAAGACAAGGAGTGCTGTATTGGATATCCTCAATTTATCCTAGTAAAAGATGATACTGCACATCTGGCACCATATATACAATCACCAGATATCATGGGTATAGTTTCCATGCCAAAAGATTACAGCGAGACATTGCTATAATTTTCTCACTATTCCGTCAATAATATCAGTATTCACTAATAAGTTATCTACACGAAGCACATTTACCCCATATTGTAGTTTTATTCTCTTTGATATGTCAGCCCAATTAACAATTTTGCCATTTTGAGGGTCATAAAGAACAATCTTTCCATTAACTAATTTTTCTAAGGTTATGATATGCCCGGTATTTCCACTTTTCCAAGAGAAATCAATATGATATCTTCCTGGTTCTTTTACCAATTCTATAATCTTTTTAGTAAGTGCACTAATATTCTTGCTTTTTAAAGCACCTGTTCTAGTTACATCATATACACCTCCTGCTCTCTTTTTGACAGGTGTTGCCATAGTTTCTGGATCAATCCAAGCCCAATTTGTTTTGCTAGACAGTTCGTAAGGAATATTCCCGGCTTTTTGAAGATTAGGCAATGCTGTTACATCATATCCACGTCGCCTTAATTCGTTTGCAACAACGCATGATTGACAGTTTACACCATATTCATGGCTCTTACTGAAGTTTATATTTCCCTGTAGTTCATTAGCTTCTTCGAAAGTCATTTCCTTACCTCTCTTAATACCAATTTTTTGCTCAATCTTGGTTTGATTGAAGTTTCTCGCAAATCGTTCTTCCCATCTTTTTTGAATATCATTTTTCTCTGCATCAGTTTTGATGCGTTTAGGTCTAGAAACCTTTATAACTTCATTCGTAATAGGTTGGGAAACTATTTCTCTTTGTAGTCCTCCATCATTGGTAAAGTTATCCTTATACCAGAAAGCCGATTGCAATCCATCTTTATTCTCTCTGACGAAATCCTTTGCTCCCTGGGGAATATCTGTAATAACCTGCTCTTTCGGAACTGTGTCATTCAGCAAGAAATCAGCAAAGTCTTCCGGTTCCATGGTGATAGGAGTAGCAAAACAGATACAAAAAGGATGAAAGCCTGTAAATTTGAACGTTTTCGGATATTTTCCAATCATCGCATCACAGATCTTACACGGTCCGCGATTATTGGCCGAACGCTGTATCTCAATTCCTAGTATAAAATCCTGTTTACTCCAACGTTCATAGTCTGCACTACGATAAGCTGTGTTCGTAGTTGTTGCAGATGTTCGGAGAGCGTTCTTGTATGCAGAGCGGTATACACCTTGCCCTGGATGATAATCTTTCATCGGTTGTGATAGAACCAATTCACCTTTCTCATTTCGGATCCGGCGAAAACGTTTTTGGGGATTTTGCAAAATTTGCCGTATATCACTACTAATTCCGTTTGAATTACGTCCGGCAACTACGCCGCTATCAAGATAGAATTCGAGTTGCGATTTCGTTTGCTGTGTAATATACCAAACTCTATCAGACAATTTTAGACCGTTGGAATCTATATCATTCTTTAGAGCCTCAAATGCAGATAGGCTATGAGTAAACATTCCATCCTTAGTTGCGCTAGAAATAGACATTCCCTTGATGAACAGGGAAATAAAATCATCATTCTTCCTCTCTGCTCGTTCCCAGCCATCCTTTTGGAATGCGGAAATATTAGCATATAACATTGATTCAAGGTTTAGTAGTTCCCGGTCAACCGCACTCTCTATTCCCTGATTGCTTATCCATACATTGTTTTTCCCCGCATCTGACCATTTACGGAGATACGGGGAAACAGAAAGTATAAACTGATTAAAGATATTGGCTATAACATCCTGTTGTGCAGCAACTTTCTGTATATGCTGTTTATCGTAGAAGGAAAGTTCAGGCATAGTTAAAGTGTAGCTCCTATGAATGAATTGTTTTGAGCGGTATCTTTCTCATCCTGCTTCTTGCGATTCAGTTCAGCTTCTACATCATCCGTATAGGGTGAATTTTTAATGATCGTCTCTTTGCTATTGAATTGAGAAGCTGTTTCAAGGTTCTTGAGCTCTTCTGACAAATCTTGTGGAAGTATGCTACCAAATTCTACCTCAATGTAGTTATCGTTTAGCTGTGATGCATATTTGGTATGAGTAATATTAGCCATACCTGCCTGAACGATAGCAACAGTACGTTGAACAGCAGGACCGAATATTTCCATCTGTTCGCTGGCTTTAATTTCTGCGTCAATCATCATAAAACGGCGGGAAGTACCACTAAGGTTGCCAAGTCCCATTAACTTACTCATAGATAGGTCAGGGCTAGAAGCTCCGGAATGTATTGAATCGTCGAGTTGGTTAAGTTCAAGTGTAACGGATTCACAAGACTGTTGCCACGCCAAGTAATCGGCGTCACCGTGATACGACGTACCGGTATCCGCATCTACTTCCATAGTAAAGTTTAGTTCTTTGCCAACAGTTTCTTTACTTGGGAGGTTAGCGAGTCCGTAAGTCTTCAGTATAGGTTCAGAGAAATAATCATTGGTGTCAGATAGACGGGAAAGCCTCATTTCCTTTTTATCTATCAAGTTGGCAACATCTTCCCAATCAGGGCAATCAACTTCGGCATATACTACCGGAATTTTGCCAAAACGATTCTTTGTCTTTTTCACTTTCCAGATGCCATCCATTATCCCTGAATAGATAACTTCTTTCGTGTATATCTTCACGCATTCACAAGTACGGCCATTGACTTCTGCATTGTATTTATAGAGAAAACCGTCCATATCATCGTCCTCGTCGAAATGTGGAAAGAATTCACATTCGGTATTGCTATCTTTAGGAGTAGAGAGGATCTTGACCTTTAGCTGGCTTTTTCCATCGTCCCGGGTAACAGGATAGAATACAATGGCTGCTTTAGTTTCGGATAGAACTTTACGGGCAAACTCTTTCAATACAGACTGCATCTTGAGCTTACGCTTATAGACTTTTTTGAACTCGCTGAATCCATCGTTCGGATCTTCGGCTGTTATTGTCATTTCTCCACCAAACAGAAAGGCAACAGAAGTGCGGACAATTTTCTTTGGCAGATTGGTAATGACTTTTGCAACATCTACTGTCTTATCTTCAAGCTTTTTGGGCTTTTCGGCTCCTGTTTCGGGGTCAACTTCTACTTCTGTATCTGAATATACAGCAATCTTTTTAGGGTCCCGATACCCAACTGATTCTTTACGACGGGTTCTGTCTCCATTGTATTCCTCCATATACTCACGAGGATTACGATTTTCACGGGTATCAACGCATAAATCACCTACTATGCTACCGAAATCTTCATTTTTCAGAATATCCTTAATGTCTGGCATATACTTTTTTCTTAAAATATACGCCCTAGAAGTATTTCCTGAAGCGGTAAGATAACATTTCTCAAAATTCATAGGTGTTTTCTCGGATATAGGCTGAATCATTTTGTATTTTCGCAGAGCGAGGCAGAGCAATATCGAATTAATTTTAAATTCGGTATATTATGTTTTGTAGAAAAAATAACAAGAGAAAAAAATTAGGCATAGTCACTCTGTATCTATTGATTCGATTAAAATATTGGATGTATAAAGAACAAGCTAAAAGATACTCAACGATTGAATGGCTATATGATGTAATAACAACACTTTTTTGTTAATAATGAAAACGAGAATTACCCACGTCCAACTTTACGGGTAGTCTTTTTAAACTTCAATCCAAGTGATTCGACAAACTCTGCAAGTATTGTCATGCCATCCGGCGCATCATCATGTGAGTTATCTCCTTCACGCTTGTAACTGGTAAACGCCTTCATGAAACGACCGTAGTCTGATCCTTTAGAATATTCTGTTTCATCAAGAAAAGCACAATGTTTCTTTATCCAGCCGGCTTTCATTATGATACGCGTTTCTTTGTGCTGGGTTGTTGGCCGGGCTTGAATAACACACGATTTCTTTTTAGCTGTAACAAGTTTGCGTACATTGATAGCAAATATACGTCCGCCATTGTTTGATTCAATGCGTAGCTGATCGCACTCTGTATCAATAACCATCTGTGCCAGGCGCGGTTCTGTAACTTCAACAGGATCCTTTGTGAAAAGAACGTCGGTAATGAAATATCTCGGTCCGAATACCTTTGCGAATGGTGCGCAGAAATCATCATCACCTTTATCGGCTGTATCACAAGATCCGAGTGTCCCATCAGGTTTCTTTCCTGCAATATCGGCTAGTTTGAAGCGCATGAGAGACGATTTGGGGAATAGTAACCCTTTGGCCTCGAACGGTTCCTGCATATATTCGGCCATCCAAATGCTTTCGTCGGTTTCAGAACGTAGTTCCCGGTAATATTCCGTAGTATGTACATCAGCGCAAAAAGTTTCATCGTTTTCATCAAGAGCTGCGATCCGGATGATTTCATTATACTTGCCGGCTTCTTCCATACGTCCGAGGACATCACTAGAAGACCAGCGGGTACCAATGTCAATCATACAGCAGCTTCCCTCAATACGTGAATCGTGCGTACCTTGTTTCCAAGACCATACCTTCTCGTTATTATTGTCGGATAACGCATCTTCCAGGCTCTTGTATAAGTCGTCGGTCATGGCAAGCATTGATGCACCGAAACCGATCACGGTGCCGCCAACACCACCACCGAAATAAGATACCTGGCGAGCGCCTTCCACATTCCAACTCTTCACATTCTGTTTATCACCTTTCAGATGAATATCAGGGAATATCTCTTTGTAACGCTTAGATTTTACAATATCACGGGTATCGTATGACAGCTTATTGTAAAGAGTATCAGAGCAACAGTTACGCATTACAGATTCTTCCGGGAAGTGACCGTACATCCAGGCTATAAACAATGAGGAAATATAAGACTTACCGGCACGTGGCGGCATACTGACAGCAAGGCGATAGATAATATTAGCTAAATAGGAGGTATACACACGCATGAACGCTTCGGCTACTTTCTTCAAGAATAATCGTTTGGCAAAGAACTTAGGATCATAGTATAAGCAGAAAGCCCAGAAATCATTCCGGGCTTCACGCTTGCGAAGTATAGTTGCTGCTTTCGCTTGTCTAAGCAGTATTTCTCTTTCACTCTTTTTCTTTACCATCAATAATAGCCTGAAGTTGTTCGTCTGTCAATGATTCCAATTCATCACCAAGGTTTACATTCGCGTCTACTTCTTTCTTGTCACGCCATTTTTCCGGCTGTCGATTCTTCAACCAGAAAATAGCGGCTGTTGTATCAGGAGGATAATGCTCTATAAATTCCTTCGAATCTGTAATCTTCCCGTTCGATGTTGCAAATTTTGTTGCTTTACAGTTATACCCAATAGCACGGTTATAGAGTCTCGATGCAACGTTAGCATCTGCTATATTTTTCCCCTTTTTTAGGGACTCAAGAAATTCGGGATAATCCTTCTTCCATTTGTTTAAAGTCTGCTCTGAAACAGAGAAGAATTCGGAGAGCTCTTTATCTGTTGCACCCAACAAACAAAGCTTTAGAGCTTGATCGGCATACTCTATTCTGTACTCTGATTTACGCCCTCTTTTTTTCTTCTCGGCCAGATTCTTCTTCTCTGTCATAAACTAACAATAACTAACAAATTGTGATAACTCTTGCCTTAGCTTGGATAATCTTCAAATTAAAATATAAATAGGGGTTACTTTTTACAGTTCTCTGGAATTACTTTAGGAACAGCATTATTCCAATTAATACTATGGTGTAGGCGTCTATACACACTTCCCATTGGGCGTATCTTTGTACAAGAAGGAGCATACATAATTGTGTAGAAAGACTTAACATAAGTCCCACTATCTAAATATATATCAGTCATTCCGCCATTTGATTGTTGAGTTGTTACTTGATTCAAAGAAACATGCGGAATCTGAAAAAACAAATTTCCTCTACTTCCTAGTAAAGTGTAGGTGTTTACATCTTCATTAATTTTACCAAAAAACTTAAAAGGCATGTTTGTATCACAAATAAATGAGTTCATTGCTTTCCGTTTAAGTAATTCACCACGAACTATATTATTCTGCTTTCCTCCGATAAAATCTCCTCTTTGAGCTAATGCAACAGCTAAAGCACCTGTTTTATTTTTGAAATCAATTAGAGCATCAAGTACTTTATCAAGATTGATAATGTTTTTCTGCTTCATTTCACCATATTGATTATAAGTGTATGAGAATTCCGTATAATCATCATCTAACTCAATAAAATATTGGTAGCCTTTTTCTTTTGCTATTTCAAAAGAAGCATTTCTCGCATAAATAATAGCTCGACGATCATTGAAGTTATCACCCTCATCTGTTTCTGATGCTATTTCTTTTTTGTCGAATACATATATGTTCTCGTAGTTTTTGCGATAACGATCTATCTTCGGATCTTCATTATCTAATACTATGATAATATCACCTGTATAGCCACATTTCCGTAATGTTTTTACTGTATGTACATTGTCAGGACGCCCATGTGTAAGTATCAATGCAACGAAGCTATTATTTTTCATCATTGCTATAATCCTCCAAATATGAGTCTGACAATTCTTTCTTTAAACAAACATATCCTAGTTCAATAGCTTTATTAAAATCTATAATGACAAGAGCTGAATTTTCCATTAAATTTTGAATGATGTTGTTTGAATGAGCATAAAATTCAGCAATTTTTCCATAATCGAAAACAATGTGCCTTGAAGCTGCAATCTGAAGAAAATCTTTAGTCTGCTTGTCTAAATTACACTCCTGAATTTGTTTCATCAGACAATTGTAAGTTTCAAGATTATAGAGTTCTGATATTGCAGGTTTATTGCCAGTCGGTGTGTAGATTGGAGATACTATTTTTTTTGTATAAAGATTATTATCTTTCTCATCGTCAGAATTATGGATATCAGTCGAAAGTTCGATCTCGTCTACTGAAAACTCCCAATCATTCAATACATCAGGCGAGAAGTTTTCTATCACTAACTTCCAATCGAATTCAGAAGTATCGGAAGTATGATTATCTGCTAGAGCTAGCAGTTTTCTCTTTTCATCTTCCGTAGATAGGTCTTTGCGCTTAATAACAATAAGCTCGGTACCGTCAGACTCAACAATACGCACTTTGAGTCCTAACTTTTGAGCTTCCTCATACACGCCATTTCCAGCGATTAACACATTGTCACGGTCGGCCAATACGGATCGACCGGCTCCACATTCAACCAGGCTTTTGTGGATAAGCCGCTTGTTTTCATCCCCATGGATACGATAGTTCCGGGGATCAATCTTAATTTCTACATTTTCTTCCATGACCAAGGAATTTTCACTAAAATATAGACTCCCCGGCTATTTTCTTTCTAATAAGTTCTTGCACTCCGTTATATATCTCATATAGCTGCTTCAATGTCTCTGGACCTTCCCATTCAGAGAAATTGCCATCCTGGAAGAAACGATACTCAAAAACGCGGGTAGCTGTCGTACCAAGGTTTAGACTTTCGAATGTTTCCCTTACTGTGTGCAGCTTGTCTAATATTTCAGCGTTTTGATCTTCTGATTCATCTGAAATATCCTCAATATCTAGCCTGGAATAATCTACATTATCATCCACAGGCAGGGGCTTGTATCTACTCCTATACTGTGAAGTAGGAGAGGATGCGTTTAGCTTTATCATCTTCAAAACAAAGAAATCAAGCTCTGTATAGCCATTTCTTTTTGTCTCAAGTAATTTATCCAGTAACCTGCTTTTCTTTTGAAGGAGCGAACAAATGACCTCATTCAAGACGTCTGTTGCTTCGTCTGAAATACCAGCAAGCCCACAATGATACAAAGAGTAATCAAGCCAGCGTTCGTAGCGTTTAGTTATGTAATTATTTACTGCTTCACTTGCCATAAGCACAAAGATTTTATATATTTGCTGTTCCTAATAAGCAATACAAGCTTTGTGCTTATAATAGTGGTCGGCGGTGGTACGCCGGCCGCTTTCATTTTCTAGCATTACTCATACTCAATAGTGGAATCATTGCTTCAGCAATATTCGTTGACATACTGACAATAGCTTTTGAAGTATTCGTTTCCTCCCAGTCATAATTCCATAAACCCAATTTTCCTTTTACATTTTCAATTGGCTTTTCAAAGAGAATGGGACTAGCGAGTACCCAGTGATAAACGCCTTTCTCTGCCCATATTGAGGGATGGTTTTGCACACAGTCTACAATCTCCACACTACCGATGATGGAGCCAAAAGGAAGATCGTTGAAACCTATACGGCTCATAGGCGTATTAAGAACCTTTAGTCTTTGATTTGGCTGTAAGCAGCCAAACTTGGCAATATCACCCTTTGCGCTTGAATGTATAAGTACACGTCCACGGAAATTTGTTCGCCAACTCCGGTTCTCAATATCTTTGATACCATGAACGATCAATGAGGCCCACGGCTGTTTTACTGTCAATACTTTAACTTTCATTTTCTTTACTCTTAGCAATGTTATAATTACACAAATACATCCCAATATCTTTTTCGGCAATGTCTGCAGCAGGAATCTTTTCGCCGTAAATTGTATGTAGGGCTTCGTTGTCGCCCTTCCATGCCTTCCAAAGTACTTCGGGCTTATAGTTATCAGGTAAATATGGGAAGAGCTCACAGAAAGCTTCATAATCCTGTTTTGCCCTCTCTTGTTCTACTTTTGCATTTTGAACTCCAACTACAATATCCTTAACCAGGTTCTCATTGCGGGAGTAGCCTATTTCAGCCATCTTACGTGCATATTCACTCTCTTTGTGCTCAATTTCCCGTCGCCTGTCTTTGCAAAATTCGACAAGTGCTACCATGATCGCTTGATTATTGATCTTCGATCCCCAGACGAATTGTCCGCGGCTGCCGTTCTTTAGCTGGGAGAAGAAAATACATAACTCGGCTAAATTCAGGTACCAGTAGCTAGATAGTATCGACAGGGCTGTTTCTGCCAGCTGGGCATTAGTTAACTCAACACCGGCATATCTCAACACAGATTTCAAATGCTCGGTAATGATCTCTATCGATGTTGAGTTGCTAAAGCTCCTGTTTACGTCTGCTAGAGTAGGTATATGCTCTGCATTAGCCACGTCATATAATGCGACATTACAGTTTAACTGCGCGATTGTCCCACTCCATTCAGCGACCAATTGAGAGGCTGTCGATCCAGTCTGTAAGGCCTGTTGTATCGGAGTTAACTCCTTTGGGGTTACTATTGTCTCCTGGACTATTTGCGACGGTCTTAGCACCACCTGCAGTCCTGTTTTTATTAATTCTCCGTTCATCTTTCTTGTTTTTAAGTTCAAATGTCAGCCATCGGGCAAAGTGAGACATCGCATCCTTAGGCGACTTCGCCGTTTCTCCTTCATTTTGCAATTTCATAAAGAACTTCTCCAGATACCCATAAAAGGTTTCTAGCGTGAAATCAGGGTTGCCGGAAGAACGAGTATTCATCGTTACTGTTTCCGCCCATGATCGATTCGATTTAAGTTCAGTATAACAGTCGTCCAAAGACTTGTCGAAAAAACTATCAGCCGGAAACAGATCTCCCACGCGTAAGGGAGATATTGTCTTATTGTCTTTAGTCTTATCTTTAATGTTAACCGTTTTACTTACCCTTTTACTTACCGTTTTACTTACCTCTTTACTTACCGTTTTACTTTCGTCAAGTAAGTAATAAACTGGCGATTTTGCATTCTTTTTACCCGATTCGAAAGTTATTAAACCTTTTTGCTGCAATCTGTTCCTAACTTCAATGACGGTCTTCTCTGATATACCGGTTGCGAGGACGATAGTCTTGTTGGGATGTTCAAACGGATTCTGCCAACCCCGAATATTGCACTCATTCAAGAGATAGAAGTACAAAAAGACTTCGTTCGGGCTGAATTCTACACTTCGATTCATCTTCCAAAATTGGTTTATATAATCTATATAGGTCATTGTATGCTATGCCGTCAGTTTCTGACGTATTAAGTTCATATTCTTTTTCACGAGTCCGATAATACGGTTATGGTACTCGGTATTACTATTGCAGGCTCCACGGGACTGAACAATACTGAATGTCTTTAAATTGACCTCTACGGTCTCAATATGTTTCTTGCCGATTCGAGCAGAAAGAATGAGTGAATCCTTTTCTTTATAATATTTATTTGTAAAGACGCAATGGTGCATGATTTCACCTTCTTGTTGAAACTCTTCAAGACTTTTGAGCGGTACTACGACTATTTTACCATCAGACATTTTTAGGTCAAAGAACTTCGATTTTTCTTTGATATAATTCTCTGCATCCTTCTTGAGTTTAAGCAATTGTTGCATTTCTTTAGCCTTGCGTTCTTTTTCATCATCACGTTTCTTTCTCGCCACATACAAGTCATGGGCTTTTTTTAGATTCTTAGGACAAACGTAATGGGCGTTATGCAGATCCTTACGATAATGTTCAAGTAGTTTCAGATAATCAAACCACATGGAAACATCCTTAATCCGATATTTATTTCGAAGGCAAATTTTAATAGACGGCCAATACATATCAATCTTGTAACGGTGTCCCTCGAAATAATCTATTAATTCATAACGTCTTGCCTTTAGAAGTGTTTCAGCCTTGGGAAAATGGGGAATTGTAATGGTGGCAGTAAGAAATGACATACCGCGTAATTTACAATCTATACCCATTTGAATATACTTAGGTCTAAAGACGGAGGCTGGATGATAGCGTTCACAATAAACATCATTACTACAACTGTAATAATATGATCCAACAACTTTATTACGTATCTCCAAATCTCCACACCATCCACAATATCCCGTATTGTTAGCACGAGCTACTACCTCCCGGTTGCCATCATCTTTTATCCAATGTTGCAGTATCTCACGAATAAAATAACGAGGATTCGCTTCTGCCTGATAGTAAGCAATCAATTCAAAGCTTCGGATAACTTGGAATTCTTCACAAATTTCCGCTTTGGCAATAAACATCGATTGTTTGTCTGTACGCTTCCTTGACTGTTCTATCTTCAAGGATGCACCACAATGAGGACAAATAGCACGCTTACGCTTTACAGGTTCCGGAGAGAAGCGCTGCCCGCATTCCATGCATATAACGCGTGTCTTGGTTGCATATCCTATATGTTTTAAACAATCGCTTTTAGCCCAGTCAATCATCATATTCTCAATATTAGGTAGCTGGCTACTTAAACCTGCTACTCTAAGCTGTAATTTCGTTCTTGGCTTCATAAGTCTTCAAATAATAAAAATTGTCCGGAAGGTATTTGCTTTTTCATCCCTTTACGCTTATTAGGGGCAGAAGCAGGCTTTTTAATTTCTGGTTGTTCTGTAGATGCTTCTTTTATCACATTTCCAGCTGATACCTTATAATTGGTTTGCTTACTAACTTTGATATCATCTTCATCGTAGTAATGAACTGCAAGCCCGAATACTTCATCGTCAGACATGAATACAGCGTTCCCACCGCGTTTTTTAGCTTCACCTATAATGTAATTGCAACATTCATCTATATTCTTATTTTGCTTCGCAAAAGAGGTGGCAAAGAGGGAATCTCTCTTTGCACGTTGCTCTAAATAAGATTGAATAACCTGTTTAAATGATTGGTTCTCTTTTCCCATGACTTTAATTATTAATTGATAAAGGCATTAATAGATAGGTTAAGCTTTTTACTTCTTCGTCGCAGCGGGTAAGAAGTGAAGCTTGCGATGGATCGCTCATAGTGATGGCAATATCTTCCGAAGGAATGTTATTCATCATTTCAATCAAGAAGCTACTTCTAAAGCCGATTTCAATATTACAGCCTGACTGCAGGATAATCGTTTCTTCTGCAGACTTAGAAAAATCTAAATCATGAGCTGCAATTTTAAGAGAGTCAGAATCGAACTTGAGGACTACCAAAGACGAACTTTCATCACAGAAGACAGATACGCGCTTTAAAGCTGACACAATATCAGCTTTCTTTAATACAGCACGATTTGGTTGCTTTTGAGGAATAACAGCGCGATAGTTAGGATACCGGCCTTCGATCATACGGCAGATTAACCGGTATGAATCAAACTCAAATAAAATATTAGTCTGATTTACCGATATCTCTACTTCCATGCAATCTTCCGGAACAATGTTAGAAAGTACTTTAGCAAACTTGCTCGGCAGGATAAAGGCCGCCCGTTCCTTGCGCGTATAAGCGGATGGATTCTCAATCATTGCTAGGCGGGTACCATCTGTTGCGACAAATGACATTGAATCTAAACCGATATCAAAATAGACACCATTCAGTACCGGACGGAGTTCATCATTGGCACTACAGATCAAAACTTGCCTTATTCCGTATAATAAATCATTGCCTGATACAAGAAATGGGCTGGCGGTATCATCCGTACTCATAGATGGGTATTGATCTCCTTTCTCAATAGGTATTGAGAACTTACCGTTTGCATACTTGACAATCAATTCCTTTTCAAGAATGGATATAATCAAAGGTTGTTCGGGAATCTCTTTTAGTCCGTCAAGTAATGTTTTTGCATTAGCCATGAAAGTGTAATTGGTGAAGTCTGCGGTACCATCTATGTTTGTAGAGATGCGTCCACCTTCTTCACCTGCGGTTACTAGAATGACTCCAAATTCATCTATAACAAACAAAAAGTTATCATAGGCAGGTAATGAGTTTTTAGGCTGTATAATTCGCCCGACTGATTTTAGCTTATCTGATAAAGCTGTTTTTGATACTGTAATTTCCATGCGTCATTGTTTTTTGGCGCATAACATAAAGAGGAGATAGGTTTCAGTAATTAAAAGCTATTAAATTGTATAGGAACAACAAAAGCCGGATAAAATCATTGTTTTATCCAGCTCAACACCATTATGTTTGCAAATATAGAGAGAGTTTTTGTATTTGCAAACGTTTCAGTCTTTTTTTTCTTCTTTTTTTTGCAATAAATCCAATACAGCCCGATTTGCCTTGTCGCAAATACTATAATCTATATCAATGTAAATATCAGCCATTTTATAGTCATTGTTCACATGGCCAAGACAGAAGTCGATGTCAGCTTTTGGTACTCCGGCTTTATTTCTTGCTAAACTAGCCCATGTGTGGCGCGCCCAATTAGTAGTAACTTTAAAATCAATCTCTAAATTCAAGCAAATGTCTTTCAGCCCACTATTGATTGCACGCATGAAATTGTTCAAGCTGCAATAGTTAGTATGAAAGTAGGAGAGGAAATACCCTTCTGTATATTTATCAAGAAGTGTGCGAAGTTCCGGTTCGATCTTTACGGAAAGTGGTACCTGTTCGTGATTTTTATCCGTATTCGTCTTTGAACGTGTGTACTCTAATCTTCCGCGACGTTCGCACGAAATACTATAAAGGTCGTTGATGTTGACCCCCATCATGTAAAACATCATCATAAATACGTCTCGTGCCATATTAGTTCGTCTTTTATCGGACTGGAAATCTCGAATTCTTAATAAGGTATTGATGTCTATATTCTTTCTTTTTCTTCGATACTCTGGAATCTCTGCCTTTTTAAACGGATCACCAGGTATTCTTATGATATCGAAGTCCTCGTTGTTATAATAGAGTTTGGCTTTGTTGTATAATGCTCTTAAGCCTCTAAGATAATGGCTTATTGTGCCAGGTTCTAGCGGAATACCTGCTGGGCCTGATTGATACAGGTCTTTTATCATCTTATTTAGTAGGAATGAGGTGATTAACTTAATATCTATCTTTTTCCTTTTCGTGTACCAGCATAGAGTATCGATAGAAGAGCTGTACCATTCGGCTGTTTTCTTCTTTTTCGTCTGAATTACTATGTTTTGAGCGAATTCTACGAAGTCTATAAATTCAGCATCAGGAGCGAGAGATTTTTCTATTTCCTCCTTGAGATCCATGCAAGACATGAATTGTGTTCTATCTTGCCCCAATTTTAAATATTCTCTCCGGATCTTCTGGATATACGCATTTATTTCGTATTCTATCATTTCTCCGTTTGTCACTCCCGATAAGACTCTTCCGGATTCGTCCATGTTTTCAGGGCGGATATAATAAGCGGTAGATATATACTGTGACTCTCTATTATGATATATTCTAATCTTTATATTAGATGTTCCATCTAGTTTTATGTGTCTTCCAGTTTGGAAAACAACTGCTTTAAATGTTGCCATATACTGTTTTAATGTTTTTTAAAGGTTAAAAAATGCATTAAACAGCTTGAATCGGGGTTATTTGATAGGAAATTACTTTAATTTCCCCTAAACGAATGTAAATAGAGAAACTTGTTCAAAGATAGTTCAAAGAAATAGCCTCTTTATTTGCCCCAAAACGGGGTATAATTGTGTCTAATTTACATAAACGAAAAAAGCCGATACAAACTGTATCAGCTCAACACCATTCAATTTTTCTTGACTTGAATTTTTCGTCGGGGTAGCGGGATTCGAACCCACGACCCCCTGCTCCCAAAGCAGGTGCGCTAACCGGACTGCGCTACACCCCGC